TGCCGAGCAATTGCTTAAGCATGGTGATTTCTTTTACGCCAAACCGATCAGGACAAATCAAGTCCCCTTTCTTTGTGCGTGGATCATATTCGCCAAGGATGGTCTTGCGTCGCTTGCCATCGTACTCTGCGGGAATACAGATATGCTCCCAGCCTTTGATGTCGTTTAAGATATGACCGCTGATGTCACGCTCGTGCAGACGTTGCATGACCGTGACCATCGCATCGGTTTTTGGGTTATTAAGACGTGTTGACCACACCATGTCAAACCATTCGAGATCAGACTCGCGCATCGCCTCAGACTGAGCTGCCTGCGCACCGTGAGGATCATCGAGTATCAAACGCGAACCACCCTCACCAGTAGCTGTACCGCCAACAGACGTTGCGAGTCGATAACCAGTCTTGTCATTCTCAAAGCGTTGCTTTGCATTTTGATCGCCAGCAAACTTGAACATGTGACCCCAACGCTCTTGATACCAAGGTGATTGGAGTAATCGTCTTGTCTTCAAGTTGTCGCGTGTTGACAGCGTGCCAGAATAAGACGCGCACAAAAACTTCTGAGCAGGATCGGTGATCCACTCCCAAGCAGGCCACATCACTGACACAATCGTTGATTTAGAATGACGCGGAGGAATGTTGATTAGCAGTCGATGTATCTCGCCAGCACTGACTGCTTCAAGATGCTCGCAAATCTCCTCAATGTGCCATGACTCCATGAATTGAATACCGGGTTCAACCACATGCCATGACTGTTTAACAAATTCATAGAGTGAAGCAGACGCTGCGCGTCGTGCCTTCTCAGCCTTAACTTTTTCAAGCAGTGTCACGCACTCGCCTTTTGAAGCAATGAGTGCATGGTATCCAGCTCATCATCGCTCAAGCCTTTAAAGTCACCAGCCGTTTGTTGCGTGTTGTTGATCTGAATGGCGGTATCAATGTCTTTGCCAAGGATCGTTTCCTTTCCTTTTTGCAAAGCATTCTGCGCCTGCGTATGCTCTTGAATGGTGATCGTTTCATCAATCTTGCGCATCATTGTTGAAAGATTTTTCATCGTTGAACGCTTGAAGAACTCTAAATGACTGAGTCTTTCGTTAACCAAATCATTATGAACAATGATGTCTGTTTCTTTTAATGTATCCTTCTGTTTCTTTATTTCGCTAAGTGATTGTTTTGCTTCTGTTTCTTTTATTACAAGCTGTTTCTTTTCTTCAGACTTAATCCAATTGTATTTTGTAGCACGCTTGCTTATCTGTGATCGTGATTTAATGCTTACATTTTCACGCTCGACTATCTCAGCCAGTGATAATCCAGCCTCATAATAACTTTGCACCAATTGCCAATCTTTTTCACTGTAAGCCACTGCTACCTCCTTAACGGTAACGGAGAATAATTTCTTTACACATCTCTGATCTAACAATATCGTCAATACCAAACTCGACGATACCAATCTTATCCACATCATAAAGCCGATCTACTGCATCGGCAAGTCCAGACAAACCTCGAATGTCGGTCTGCGCAATGTCACCATCAATGATTACTTTGCAGTCATCACCAATCCGAGATAAAAACAAAGCCATTTGTGACACGGTACAATTTTGCGCCTCATCTAAAATGCACAGACTGTTTTTGAACGTACTACCACGCATGAACTCCAGAGGCTTCATTTGGATCTGTCCGCGCTTAAGCAGTAGGTCAGTATAAGATTTCCCTAGACGCTCCTCTAGCACGCTAATAAGTGGCTCCATGTACGGCAAATACTTCTCAGCCAGAGTGCCTGGCAAAAAACCAAAACCTTTGCTTGATGCTTCGACGTTTGGTCGCGTCAGTATCACGCTATCAATGAGCTTTTCTTCGAGTAACTCGGCTGCGTAAGACGCGGCTATGTACGTCTTTCCCGTTCCTGCCGGACCGACAGCAAAAGTGATAACGTTTGCACGAATTGCATTGATGTATTGTTGCTGTGCTTTGTTTAATGCACGCAACTGGGATTTCTTTGGTGTTGTTGTTACTTCTTGTACAAACTTTTGTGCGCGTCGATCTTTGCGCTTAAGTTTCTTTTCAAAATCCATGTAAGATCCTATTGAGAATAAGGCATCGCGCTAGGTAATTGACTGCTCTCCGCCTAGCGTGATTAAGAGTAAAGGTAAAACATGAACACGATAGCCATCACGCTATCACTAAAAACACTAACACCTAAATGCGTTTAGTGATAGCAAAAACCACCACGTCATTGATGCAAACAACGTGGTGTAAAAACTCCCATTTAATCAATTCCAAACTTCCTACGGTACAAGATTGATTAAGCGGGCGACTAACCAAGGATCTGATAGTTGCCGGTGCTGATCTCCGGCTTAGTGTTATTTGGTGGTGTACTTTCAACCACTCCCAAGTTTCCTATTTGCACCGACGTGCCATTACCGCTGTGCATCAGCCTGCACATTAACTATCAATAAAACAACATGGTGTAGCTGATTAGACTCTCTTAGCGCACGTTATCATCGTGACAAAACCATATTGTTTTATTGATAGCTGCTTGTCTTTCCAAACTGTCAACATAACTAAACCCAAGCCACAAACCAGCCATTGATAAATCGCCAAAAATAAAAATACTGGCTTGTGGTGGGCATAAAAAAAAGCCTACTTAATTTCCATCGAAAGAGAGCGAGAATTGGCTCATGGAAATAAAAAAGGCTTTTGTTTAAATTCTCGTTCATTGGCTTTCGACCTAGAAAAAATTATAACACATCCCAAAAAAATATTCCCAACTTCATTCCCGTCCCATTCCCGTTCCCGTCCTCCCACTCCCTAAAGGGAGTGTGGGACGGGCGGGAATCTAATGGGCGACTGTCCCGAATCCCGTTTGGGACAATTCGGGAATCACGGGACATCTTTTCTTAACCAGTAATATCCAGCATCATGCATTACAAGTCCTTGTTTTTCAAGGTCTTTTAGTCCTTCATTGAAGCGATTGGAGTTTGACTTGCTGTTATTGCTCTTAATTTCCTCATACGCAAATGGTCGCCACTCCTCACGGGACACCACAAATTCCCGTTCGCCCAAAAGTGTGCGGGAACCACCTAAATTTTGCGTCGCTGCGATGGCTTTTTTTAGTCCATCTAAACATTTTTGCGTAGCTGGTTTTAATAACGCTTCTTCTTGGGCAACTCCCACATACTCTAAGTAAACACCATCGATTTGCTCTTGCAGGTAATCATCATAAAAACATTCACCTTCCAGCGGCACAATCTTTAGCGCAAATTCCATGCTGCTACCTGCCGCAAAGTCTTTTGACTTGGTGCAGGAGAACGTCACTTCCATCTTGGATTTCTTTGTCATGCAAAATTCAGCATCCATACCAGCTTTGATGGCACTACTACCACGCGCACGACCTTTATCCCCATGACCACTATGATGAACAGTCACAATCGCGCTGGTGTACTTCTTTGTGAGCATTTCAATGTTGGATAAATACATTGCCATATCCTCGCTGCTATTCTCATCACCGTGCATATTTCTGTGCAGTGTATCGATAAAGATAGCGTATGGTTCTTGATCGGTAATCTCGGCAATGATCTGGATGATTTGTTGCACCGCATCTGCACTCAACATGTTCACGGATTTTGTGCTAAAATAGATGTTATCTGGATCACGACTGTATTTCTGTTTTAGTGCTTGCATACGCATAGCTAAACCACGATGACCTTCACCCGCGATGTAGATGACTAGACCCTTCTTCGTCATTCGTCCGTGCCAAGATATGCCTGTGCCAATACAAAACGCCCAGTCTAAAGCAACTAAAGATTTACACGCGCCAGATTCCCCAAACAAGAGTGTGCTGGATCCTCGTTCCAGCACATCCTTTATTACCCAATCGGCTGGCTTCATCTTAGCCATTAATTCCTGAACCGACACAAACAAACTTTGTTTTCTTCCGCACACAAAATTGTAAACGGATTCAATTCCCGCGTTGTTTGCCATGTCGTTGAAGTCTTCACCCACAATCGGTGGGTAAATAACTTCAACACCACACTTGCTTGCTTTCTCAACGCCTACGCCAGACGCATCGTTATCCGCGCAGATCAAAACGCGACCTTTGTATTCTTTGCGGATCATGTCGCACACTGGTTTCAAATTGCCCGCGTTGAATGCAACGACAACGCAAAATCCTGTGGCTTCATGTAGCGTCATTCCAGTGGCAAAACCTTCAGTGATTAAAACCGTATCGCCTAGATTTCCGATCACATAGTAACCGCCTTGCATCTTGCCGCCAGTGTAGAAACGCTTGTCACCATCGGCTGAAATAAACTGCAATGACTGGATTTCCTCGTTTGCACCATAGACGGGAACGACCAGGCGATTATCATAAAGCCGCAATCCAGAATCAGACTTGATGTTCTTGCGTATCAAATAATCATGGTTTTCAATCGTGGGCAACTTAGCGTACAGCTCTTGCGCATTAAAGGCAGCGGAGGCATATGCAAAGTCACGCTCCTCCTTGGCTTTTTTTAATGCTTCTTCACGATCATAATCGCTCGCTGAGGCTTGACCGTTAATAAACCAATAGTGAACCTCGCCAGACTTCCAATCGCCAAATGCTGCGCCTTTACCGTCAGCGAACATGGATACCCATCCAGACTTGTCCTTGCCAGTCGTCTGGAATCTTGTGATGGCGGAGTTCTTTATATATGGCGGAGGATTAAATCCCACCGCACGGATTGCGTCGAGCAGTTCTTGACTCATAAAGATTCCAAATAGTCTGAAAGTTTTTTAATCATGTCATAGCTGGTGCGCTTTTCAATGTCATGGATAAAGCGATGAAGCGTTAAACGTGAAATGTCTGTTGATCGTGATACTTCACTGATGTTCATGGGTTTGAGTTTGGTTTTGATTTGATCTGGCGTAAGCATTGTCATTTCCTTTTGTTCAAGTTATAAAAAAATATGTTGACATTATAAACAGCGTGCGGATAATAGCAACCTCGGTAAAGAAATTATTTTTTTAATTCCCAATGTGGAGAGCAACAATGAGCTTACTTAATAGCATTACAAAACCCGTAAACAGATACCGTTTGTTCACAATTTACGGTGGAGCTGGTACAGGTAAAACGTCTTTGGCTAATACGTTTCCTGCGCCAATTTTTATAAGAGCTGAAGATGGCTTGTCTTCAATTCCTGCTGATGCAATGCCAGACGCATTCCCAATTTTAGAAACAGGAAGTGACATCTTTAATCAATTATTGGCATTGATCAAAGAGGATCACCAATACAAAACTGTCATTATCGACAGCATCAGTAAATTAGATCGCTTGTTTACAGATGAAATAACAAAAGGCGACAGCAACGCTAAAGCATTAGCCACAGCAATGGGTGGTTATGGTGCTGGGTACCAAGCTCTTGGCTCTATGCACGGACGTGTGCGTAAAGCCTGTCAAATTCTTTCTGATCAAAAAGACATGAACATCGTGTTTTTGTCACACGCAGAACTAAACACAATTAGTCTACCAGATGCAGATCAGTATCAGCAATTTGGTTTAAAGATGGAAAAAAAATCGCAGAGTCATTACATCGACGATGTAGACTTTGTGGGTTATCTGCGTCTTGAAACTTTTATATTAAAAGACGAACAGAAGAAAACAAAAGCGACAAGCAGCGGTGAGCGCATTATTCAATGCACGAGCCAAGCATCATCTGTCAGCAAAAACCGTATGGGTTTAACTGACGACATTTTAGTGACTTATGGTGTAAATCCATTAGCACAATTCATCAATAAGTAGGAGAAACATCATGAGTTTTTGGCAAACAAGCGAAGGTAAAAGCGCAACAACAGAAGCGACAGGAAAGTTTGAAGCGTCAGCATCGTATGAATTAATTCCAGACGGCACGACTGCGCTGGCTATCATCACCAAACCATCAATTGAACAATACAATGGCGATGAGTACATCAATGTCGAATGGACAGTTGCAAAACCCGAAGCGTACAAAAATCGTAAGGTTTTTCAAAAAGTGCGCGTGTGGGATAGCAATCCCAAAAAAGCAGACAAAGCCAAGGCGATGCTTGCAAACATCGACAAAAACGCTGGTGGTAAATTGGCAAAACTTGATAAAGATCCAACTAACGAGTCACTTGCCGTTCTGACCGGAAAAACCATGCTAATTAAGATTCTTATCTGGAGCATTGATGATAAGACGGGAAATTATATTGGCGCAGTATCACCACGCACAACAGAAGAAGCAGCACCTGCACCGACTCCTAAACCAGTTGAAATTGATGATGCGTTTGACGATTGGGACGTACCTTTTTAATTAACCAATTTACAGCACAAGGATGTGCATCTTTACGAGGAAAAGAAAATGATTGAGCAACGAACAGACGAATGGTTTGCGCTAAGACGCGGACGTGTAACAGCATCAGCAGTGGGTGCCATACTTGGATTATCACCACACCAAAAACCAAAAGATGTCATGCGTGCGATGGTACGCGAATGGCACAATGCAGAAAAAGAATTTAAAGGTAACAGTGCTACAGAGTACGGCACGTTCCATGAAGACATGGCAAAACTAGACTTTCAAATGGAAACCGGAAGCAGTATTGAAGAAACAAGTTTTCATCCGTTTGACGTGTGGCTTGGTGCATCACCAGATGGATTTGTTGGTGATCATTTAATTGAGATCAAATGTCCATTTAGCTTGCGTAATGCAGAAAACCCAATGTTTAAAACGATTGCAGATCAACCACATTACTATGCTCAGATTCAAATTCAGTTGTTTGTGACACGCAGAAAAACGTGCATCTTTTACCAATGGAGTCCGTTTGGATCATCAACCGAGATGGTGGAATACGATGATGCATGGATTAAAGAAAACCTGTCAAAACTGCTGGCGTTTTATGAAGAATACCTGTTGGAGCGTCATCACAACGCGGCTGTGCATTTAGCACTTAAGCACACGAATGTTGATGGCTTGGACGACAAGGTTAAGTATTACTTTGAACTCAAAGCGCAGATTGCATCGCTTGAAGAATTAGCCAAAGCAACACTGCAAGAAATCATAGATGGCTGTGACAACAAAGATAGTGAAATTGATGGTCATAAGTTAACCAAAGTGGTTAAGAAAGGATCCGTAAGTTACGCCAAAGCAGTAAAAGAATTGCTACCTAATGCAGATTTAACGCCTTACATGGGTAAACCCACAGAGTATTGGTTATTGTCATGAAACAAAAAATGCGCCCATACCAACAATCAGCACACGATGAAGCGATTGCATGGGTACGCAAAAATGTGGAGTCCTGCGTTTTAGAATTACCAACAGGCGCAGGTAAATCCATCATTGTTGCCGAAATTGCCAATACGCTGCATAAGGTAAGCAAAGGCAAACACGTTTTGTGTATTGTTCCAAGCAAAGAATTGCTAGAACAAAATGCGGATAAGATCCGCGCAACAGGAAATGGCGTGTCATTGTTTTCTGCCAGCGTTGGTGAAACCTGTCTTGCCAATCCACTGGTGGTTGGCACACCTGTCAGCATCAAAAACCAGATTGACAGGTTTGGCAGTCAATTCTGTGCAGTCATTATTGACGAATGCCATCGAATCACACCTACGGTCATTCATATTATTGAACAACTACAGGTATTGAATGAACGTCTGCGCGTCATTGGTTTGTCTGCCACACCGTACCGCATGAACACTGGCTACATTTACAAGTACGATCAACGTGACGTGGCTTTAAATGAAAACAAAAGTCGTGATCCCTACTTTCACAAGTTGATATACAAGGTGACAGCACGCGACTTGATAAGCCAAGGTTATCTGTGTCCTCCTGTTGTCGGAGAGATTCACAGCGAACATTATGAAACGCGCGACATGCAACTAAACGGCATGGGTAAGTTTTCAAAGGAAGACGTTGATCGTGCGTATCACGGAAAAGGTAGATTGACTTCCAAGATTGTTGCGGACGTGATTGCACAATCACAAAACCGACATGGCGTGATCTTGTTTGCTGCAACAGTTCAGCACGCTGGTGAAATCATGGAGTCACTGCCACCAGAGCTGTCTGAAATTGTTACTGGATCCACACCTGCTGGTTTGCGTGAAATCATTTTGCTTAAGTTTAAAGCCAAGATTATTAAATACCTGGTAAACGTCGCTGTGCTTACCACAGGTTTTGACGCACCGCACTGCGACGTGATTGCACTTCTACGCGCCACTGAGTCTGCATCACTTTTACAGCAGATGATTGGACGAGGTTTGCGTCTAAGCGACGGAAAAGAAGATTGCTTAGTTCTGGACTATGCAGAGAATATTGACAGGCATTGCCCAGACGGTGACGTTTTTAATCCAGATATTAAGACGATCAACAGCGTAGATTTTGAAGGTGAGTATTTGATTGCGCGTTGCGAGAGATGCTCAACGCTAAATGAATTTAAACCACGCGACAACGATGCTGGATTTGGCATTGATGACAATGGTTATTTCTTAGACTTGCAAGGCAATCGAATTGTAACGGAGTATGGATTTTTCCCTGCGCATTATGGACGTGCTTGCCAGTCAGATTACTGCGACTATAAATGGAGCTGTAAACCGTGTCATGAATGTGGTGAAGGTAACGACATCACGGCACGGTATTGCAGATCGTGCAAAGAGGAGTTAATTGATCCCAATGAAAAGTTAGTGCGTGAACATCGTAAACGCAAGAGTGATCCCTACTTGATGCAAACCGATGATGTGCTAGACATGAAAATAAAACCAACAATCAGCAAAGCCGGTAACGAGTGTTTGCGAGTTGAATTCACCACACCTTGGCGCACGTTTACAGTTTTCTTTATTCCCCAATTAGCACGGGGATACGGTAGTTTTATGGCTGTTACAAAAAAAGGAACAAAAATGCCCGAAACCGTCACTTATCAAAAAGTAGGCGATTTTTATAAAATATACAATTACAACGCGAGGCCTTTAAACGATGAAATTCCCCTCTTGGCTTAAAGTTTACGGTGACACTTCGTATCGTGGTGAATGCCCAAGCGAAACGCTTGAAGCAATTACATTCTTTGCGCAACTGCGACGTGAATACCCAGATACCTATGGATTAATTGCCACGCACATCAGAAACGAAGGCAAGCGATCATGGGAGCAGGTAGCACGACAGAAAGCAGAAGGGATGACCAAAGGCGCACCAGACATTATTATTCCCACCAGGCGAGCATTTGTATGCGAGATGAAACGACGCGATCATACGAAGTCAAAATGGCAACCGATGCAGCTCGAATACCTCAAATCCGCACACGATGCCGGAGCGTTTGTTTGCGTCGCACTGGGATATGACGCGGCTTACAGCGCATTCCTAGATTCTATTGTTTAAAATATAAAAAAATATGTTTACTTAGTGAACAGGTATGCTATTATTTAACCACGCTTTCAAGAAGGCGAAACAATAATAAAACTAACCGGAGTAAAGATTATGAAAGCATTTAAATTAGACGGCATCATTGGAACTGTTGATCAATTTGGTTTTGTTCAATGGGGTGGAATTGGTTGTCACTTAGCAAGTTTGACAGACAACTGCGCGTTAAAAATTGCAGCATTAAAAGCAAAATAAATAACAAAAAAACTGGGCGTAAACATGCGCCCAGTTCGCTCAACTTTTTAGGAGTAAATATTATGAAAAAATTTAAAGTAGCAATAACCAACCTAGGCGGTTGGAATCATTTAGGTGCAGTTTGCACAAAAGGAGAATTTATCTCTAACGGTTTAATTGGTGGAAGTGATTTCATTGCTTCTAAACGCGCTGATGCAAACCAAAAAGCACAGGATTGTGCTGACTGGGCATCGCAGTTTGATGACCAAATCGGCACAGCATTCTTAGTGTGCCGCAAAACACCTCGTAAGGGGTGGGTTGTTGTGGCTCAATTTTAGGAGGTGTGTTATGTATGAACAAATCACTTTCCAAATTGTCACGCATGACAATTATGAATTGACCGCTGAGGTCAAAGTGTTAATAACTGGTAGCTTTAGAGAAGCTACATTTCATCACGAAGCTGAGGATGAAAGAGAAATTGACATTGAAAACATTGCCATCTTTGATGAAGATGGTGATCCAGTTAATAAGCCATCACAAAGATTACTTCAAATTGTCGAAGAACATATCGACGACAATTTTATTGAGATTTATCGTGGTGCTACCACCATTGATAATTTCCACTCAGATTACAAATTGCGTGATCTGATTTAACGAATACTCCTACTCTAGCCGCACACGCGGTGCTTTTTTTGAGATACTAAGATGATAGACTTTATAAAATTCCTAGACGACTCGGATGTCGCCTATTTGGTTATGCTTGCGCTTTTTTTAGCGATGGCAAAATTGCATTCCAAAGCAATGGAAGAAAACACACGTTTACGCAAATTACTTAAGAGAGCAATGAGATGATTAATCCAGTACAACAAATGATTGCTGAGGCAATCAACTCAAAAGATCCAGCACACAATGTTGCGCTGGTTTGCACGGAGATCGTGCGTGGTTTAAGTTTCATTGCTAATGCCATTCCAGACAAGGAAGAACAGGAAGCGTTTATTGAAACAGTCAGCAAGCAAATCCATGCTGAACTTGAAATCCTACAACAAACAACACAATTCGAGGCATAAGACGATGAGCGCAACTCTTTTATTAACTTTGAGCTTTTTAACTGTTGATACCACAATCGACAAGAAAGGACGTACAACGCAAGTTGAACGTATTGCCTACACTACAACGGCAATTCCATATGACACGCGCCAAGCATGTGCTAATGCGCAACAGGAATGGCAGTTTGCTGTTGGTGCTTACCAAATGTCAAAACGCCCAACTCGGATTATCACTGCTGTCTGCAATGACAGCGCAACGGGAGTGGTAGAATGAGCTTACTAACTGAAAAACAAATTGTCGAAATTATTGGCATGGCAACTCAGCAGGATGAGTTTGCTGGAATTCTGAAGTTAAAATTTGATAACTGGAATGAAAATCAACAAGATCAATTTGAACCCAACTGGGATGAAATACCGGAAGAAGTGGTTGAAGTTCAAATGAAAATAGACTGGTTGAGACCAGACACCGGAGATTATTACGAAGAACCGTTCTTTATTAAAATTTATAAACGCCCGTTACGCGCTCATACTCATGCGCAAATCATGATGAAATACGCTGAGGTTGCGGCTCGGAGGATTGATCCTTGGACGGAGTTTGAAGTCTTTATGATTGATGATCAAGAATGGGTTTCTAATAACGGTCCTTTGTATTTTATTGACAACTGTCAATATCGCCATATTGGGGAAACAAAATGAAAAACGATTTAATTTGGGTGGCTATTTGTTCATTCTTAATAGGTGCATTGCTTTGCTTTATTACAATAGCAGCAACACACAGACACTACCATGAAATCATTAAGACAAACATCGGTGAGTTCATGTTACGAGACAGCAAACTATACGGGGTGTATGAGCTAAGTCGAGATAATCAAGGGAACATGGTGGCGAGATGAAACAAATAGCATTAGAAGAACATTTGCTTAATCGTCTTAACGATCTTAAAAAAGAACGTAAAAGCCTGAAGCGTCAAAAACTGCGCAGCATTAAAGAAACCATTGATATTCAATTTATATTGACAAAATTTAGAGAGGAACGTAAACATGGCTGAATTAATTTTTTGGACAGGCATTGTGGTTATGATCGTCTGTTTTCTGGTGGAGTACGCTGATGGGAATTGATGACGCAGCGGCACTTATTTTCTTTGTTTTGGGATTAATCTTGGCGGGAATATGGATATACCATTAGTAAAACCGATTGAAGCATTAACGCCAGTACAGAGTGAATGCAAGCACGATCACTGGCGTATTTACCAAAGTCGCGGTTATAGAGAATGCGACAAGTGCAAACTACAACGACCAATCTTTAATGTTGTGAAGCATCAACGATGAACATTAGTCAGATATTTATCAACCTGTCGCCATTCTTGCGCGACAAGTTTACAAGTGAAGTATTCACCTTGGGATTGGTGCATGAGTTGAATCAAAAACAATTTGAAGTACGTTGCAAGCGACTTATTCGCCAGCACAATGGTGAAACCAGAAAATTATACAAGGCTCTTTCTAGGCTAAATGCAGCAGAAAGATTAAGATTTTTTGACGTAGTAAGTGGGGTAGATGATGGATCACAAAGAGTTGCAGATTATTAAGCAGATTGTGCGATACAGTGCAAAAACTGGAAATTTTTATCGTGGTGAATCTGATTCGCCAGCTAAGTTTACAAATAAAAACAAGCACGCAACAATTTCATTTCGGAGAGGTGAAATTAATTGCACTTATCCAGCATGGAAAATTGCGATTTACATGTCGCATGGTTATTGGCCAGACGATGGTGATACTTGTGAATATGTCGATAGCAATCTAAATAATTTGAGTTTGAGCAATCTGCGCGTTATCCATTTTAATGATGACGAAACAACGGTGATGGATTACTGCATTGATAACCAGCTTGAGTATCGATATGTGTCACTAAAAATGCGCAAAGAAAAAAGGATCAGAAGAAATGTTGGTGGGATGTCGTACTGGTTTTATAAAAAAGAAGACTTTGAACGCCAGTGCCGCAGTTTAAAAAAGATAGATGTTGAACAGGTAAAAAAACCAAGTATTGGCAGACGCAAAAACCAGCACTTTAGAGAATTTTTAAAAACACACATGATTGTGCCAAAACGGTGGGAGATGACTTTATGTTAAAAATAGATCAAAAGATTGTTGGCTATAAAGTAGTCAACAAAGAAGAAGAAAAAGTAGTGTTTGAGATGATACACGAGAATTTTCCTCGACCACCGCATTTGACAGGTACAACGTATAAGATTAAGACACCGCAGAGTGAACACGCTTTGTATATCACTATCAATGATATGGTGCTTAACGGTGACGAGCGTCATCCTTATGAAATGTTCATTAATTCCAAAAATATGGAGCATTTCCAATGGGTACTTGCATTAACTCGCTTAGTGTCGGCTGTTTGGCGCAAAGGTGGTGACTCTACTTTCCTTGTAGAAGAACTCAAGAATGTCTTTGACCCGAAAGGTGGTTATTACAAAAAAGGTGGTGTGTATATGCCATCGCTAGTGGCTGAGATTGGTAGCGTAATTGAACAGCATTTAATAGCAACTGGTGTTATTAAAGTTAAGGTGGACGCGCATCAACAAGCATATCTTGAAGCTAAGAAAGAAGAAGCTAAAGGTGTTGAGATGCAACTCTGCACTAAATGTAATGTCAAAGCATTAATTCTTATGGACGGGTGCATGACGTGTACTAATTGCGGGGAATCAAAATGCCAATGACTAAATGTGGTAAGTTTTATTACTATGGTAGGAAGTCACGGGCAAGGATGATGGATGATTTAAACCTGCGGTACGACATAGATAAAGACCACGTAAGAAATTATTTAAAACACTTTTGGAAGAAACAAAATGAAAATTGAAATTAAGAAGTTAGACCCAAAAGTAATTCTACCTGCTTACGAAACAGCAGGCGCAGCGGCTGTGGATTTACGCGCTAACATCAATAAGGCAATCAAACTTGATCTTGGCGAAACAGCATTGATTCCTACAGGAATTGCCATCAACATCAATGACGATAAAGTGGCAGCGGTAATCTTACCTCGCAGCGGTCTTGGGCACAATCACGGGATTAAACTTGGCAATTCTGTTGGCTTAATTGATAGTGACTACACGGGAGAGCTCAAAGTGTCAGTAAAGAATACAGGTACTGGTGTGTACAAGATTAATCCACAAGATCGCATTGCTCAAATGAAATTTATTCCAATAGTGCGAGCAGAGTTTATTGAAGTGGAGGAATTTAGCGCAGTGACTGAGCGTGGTGCAGGTGGCTTTGGGAGTACAGGCAAATGAACACAAAAGAAAAATTTATAAAAGATATGCTCTCAATTAAAAATAGTTTGGATTGCGATGAAATCAATGGACTCATATCTCAAGGCTCTTGGTGGATTTTAGATACAATAATTGATGAGTTAATTGACGATGCGGATAAACACGCAGAAGGTATTGAATTACATTTTGAAATTTTACGGAGAGAATAAATGATCGCAACAACAGCTTATATTTTAATTATCGCTGTAACAACTCACGGTGAGCTTACACAATCAACAATTGAATTTGCAGATAAGGCATCATGCGAATCAGCGGCAGTTAGACAGGATTTTGCGTTTAAAAATTTGCAGTTTGCAGGTAGATGGAATTTAACCTGCCACCCATATCAAATTACTGGAGAGAAGAAATGAAAGTAACCCTAGTGCAAAGCAAATTGGTATCTGGATCGCTTAATTAAGTTTGAGAATTTTTAATGAATGAATGGATAGCAAAATATCATCCAGAAACGACCATATTAACGCTTAACAAGGAGCAATGCGCCAAGTACATGGATTTGTTAAAATGGCTTGCTGATAATCCAATGGATCCTGTCAGCGTAAGCAATTTAGTTCTAAGCAGGCGAGAGAGATGAAACCAAAAATTAAAAAGGTAGGCAATTATTGGTTTTGCTATACCGATTTTTCAAGAGTTGCTTCTGGCATTACACCAGAGGCAGCCTATAACAAATGGATGGAATTAAATTATTATGATTAGACCAATTTTTTTTGTTAATGTTGATATTGGCAAAGGTTTGGCAGGAATTGAATCATCTGCCATGCTTAGATCAGTTATGTTTAATGATTATTTAAACATAAATGCAATTTATTTAACCAATTATTATAATTCTCAACTTCATAAAAACAAAAAGCAATATCAAAATTCTGGACGCATGAGTTCGTCAATGAAAGTGTTTAACATGTATGATTTCTTTCAAGAAATTACTCATATTGAATATGAAGGTAAAAAAGTTTTGCCAGAAATTTTAGCAGCGCATAGAAAAGTAGCTGTGTCAGACTCTAAAGACATGAGATTTTTTACAAAAGACGGAGATTTTTATGCGTATTGTAAGTGCAATGATGATGGTGCTATTGAACATGTAAATTATTTTGAAGATAATCAAATTGTTCGACGTGAAGTTTTTGACTGTCGTGGTTTTTTAAGTCGATCTGAATTGTTTTCATTTGCATCTGATGGATCAAAGATAACAAACGAAATTTATTATCGCCAGGATGGAACTGTTGCGCTTCACAAGCGTTGTTTAATTTCTGAATCTGATATTTCTATTCAGTCAATTTACTTGACGGATAAACATGGTCACATTATTACAAGATTTTTATCCGACGAAGACATGCTTTATTTTTGGGTTGATGCGCTTGTTAAAACGCATAGCAACGCTATTTTTATTGGTGATAGAAACAAAGAATATTATGACGCAATAAAAAAAGCAAATGGTGAAGACATTAAGATTATTCCAATTATTCATAGTGTTCATACTTGCGATGGTAAAAACATCATGGAAGCTGAAACGAATCATTTCTTTAGGCCAGTGTTAGATGATCCGGCAAATCAAGATGCCATCATTGTCTTTACAGATGAACAACGTCAAGATATAGCTTCACGATATGGCAACGCTAATTATCACATTATTCCACACTCGCATTCTCCAGTAGAATATAACACGCCATTTGCAGAACGTAAGCGCATGAAGGTTGTCTACTTAGCTCGCTACTCATCTGAAAAAAATCACAAATATGCGTTAGAAATATTTAAAAAAGTTCTTGAAACTTTACCTGATGCAGAGCTTCATTTATATGGATTTGGTGACGAAAAAGATTTTATTAACACTTTTGTTAAAGATAATAATTTATCAAACAATGTATTTGTTAATCCATTTGAATCAGATGTTAACAAAATTTATCAAGAATCAGTGTTGTCAATATTGACTAGCACATGTGAAGCATTTTGTTTGAGTGTCATGGAAAGTTTATTTAATGGATGCCCAGTTATTGCACTCGATATTAAATACGGTCCGTCAGCAATGATACAAGACGGTAAAAGTGGGTTTTTAATTGAACACGATGATAATTTTGAGGATAACTTTGCAAATAAAATAATTGAAGTTCTAGCCAATGATAAACTTAATGAGTCGCTTATTGATTATGCTGCAACATCAATGGACGCATACACCCATAGTGCTGTTGCACAACGATGGCAAAAACTAATTAAATCATTTTAAATAAATAAGCCGCTTTTCAGCGGCTTTTTTTATTCTTCTTCGTCGTATGCATCTTGTGCGCTTTGCAGTTGATACATCATATTGTTTAAATACTTTTGATCTATTCCAGCCGCATCTAATGCATTTTTATAAGCATTCAATCCTTTTTCACCATACCGTGCAGCTTTTCCAGTTGCAACCGCAGCTTCACCAACAAGTCTTGGCGATGATAACATTAAGTCTGCTATTGTTAATGGTACACCACCAGCTAAATATGCGCCTACAGATGTTGCTCCTGCTCTAGCAAGACCTCTTGGAGCATAAGGAGATAACGCTTGACCTGATAGCATGGGCAGTACGTTTTCTGCGCCATACGGCTCAAGTTCTCGCAATTTATCCATGCGTAATCCATACGAAGTATTAACGTTGTTGCGTGTTAATCCTTGCGCCTTGGTTAATTGTGTTTCATCTTTTGTATTAGGTTTTAGATTAAATGTTTTTTCAATGTCATCGGCTTCTCTGATTCTGCGTGCTTGATCGCGCATAAGTCCTGCATACGAATTAGACTGTTTTGATATTTCATCTTTAATAGCGTTTGATACGTTTGATGCCATCATAGTGGATGGATCTCTTGGATTGTTCCAATCTCCAAGCTCATGAATACCTTGTTTTAATGCATCAAAACCTGCTACATTTCTAAAATCTTTTCCACGAGGAACGCCTAGCAATCTCTGCATTGCTGTTGGCTGTTGCTCATCTTTCCAACGCTGCATTGCATCCATAATAGCATTGCGTTGCGTTTGTAAATTAGGATTCTTATCAAATCCATCATATTTTTTCATATTTAATGCACCACGCGCAGCTTGTTCAACAGGAACAAAATCAAGTGGATTATATCGATTAAATAAACGCTGTAATGATTCATTTTGGCGAATATCTTGCATCCCAGCCTGGTAATCTTTTGATGTCTTACCTCGCATATTTTTAAGAGATTGTTCCAAAATATCAACCGGCTCAGTAAGCGACGTGCCTTCTTCTTTGCGCATGTGTCGCATTAATGCATCTAATGGATCGCCACCACCATAACCAGCTTGGTATGCCTCGCGAATAGGCACATCACCTACACCGGTGTGCGTTCCTAATGCTGATGCAGTTAAATTGCTAATAGGCTCTTTTAGTTTTCCTACCGCTGCAAATGGTGCAACACTTGGATCTAAATTGGACAATGCGCTTAATGCTTTATTTTTTGTAAGCAGGCGTGCTGGTTGAATAAATGTTGCTAAATCCGCAGCGACTCTTGCAGGATGCGTAGCCAATGTTTTCTTAAAATTATCCATGCTGCCATATTCATCGGTTATTGCTTGAAATACGGCTTGCAGTTTTTCAGGATTTTTAGCAGTTTCTGGATTGAGTTTATACATCACATCAATCACCGACTGTGGCAATGCCTTTTGAATTGCAGCGTTGCCTAAATCTAATGCGGCTTGTGCTGATTCAATTGGATGCAACAATGGTTCAATAGATGATTTTGCAACATCTACTACATCCATAGGTAAATTTCCTAACGCCTCTCCTGGAACATCAGACCATTTACGATTTTGGTCTTTTTCCATTTCGCCTTTTAGCTTATCAACTTTTTCATAAATCTTTAATGATAGTCCTTTATCGCCAAGATTATATGCTTCTTCAGCATCGTTAACTAAATCATCAATTTGACTCATAGTTAATTACCTCCGTGCAATTTTCTTAACTGCTCAAGACGATCATTTGGATTTGTTGTATTTGATTCTTTTTTATTTAACGAATTTGATTGATACGATCTTAAACGTGGTTTATAACCAGAATCTTCGCCAAAACCTGAGTTTCGTTCTTCTTCAATTCTAAGAATATTAGTTTTTAAATTTTCTAAATTAGTAATAATCTTTTTAGGATCATCTGTTGCAATTGGAATTGATGGTGCAAGATTTTTTTCTTCTGCTAAAGGAACTGCTGCACCTGCTAAATCATGACGTTTTAATGATGCAATCGAACCAACTTTATTTCTTGGATCATTACCTTCTGGATCAAATCGTTGAATTGCTGCTGTTGGTGCGTAATTTTTCATACCAAATGCTTCAGGATTTTTCTTTACTGCTTCAATTGCTGCATCAATTTCTCTTATTGTTGCAAAGTTTCCATTTTGAGCATTTACTTGTGTAGCCGGAACTTGTTGCAATTTTTCAGGTTTTTCCAATGAACTTGCAGGAGGTAAACCATATGATGACGATTGAGGAACAAGCACTTGCTGACCATCTTTAACAACTGCAACAGGTGTTTCTGGACGTTGAGGATTGCGTGTGCTTGTTAAATATTCACGCATTCTTTCTTGTTTTTCTGGCGATGCACCTGCTATTGCATCTGCAAATAATTCAGCTTGAGATTTTTTTGGAGCAACATTATAACGCGCAAGCATAGATCCTAAACTTTTCTCGTCTGCGCCATACAGCTCTGCAATGGCTTGACGTGAAGCCAACTGCTTTGCGATGTTCTCATTGTGTTGCTTACGCTCTGACGCACGACTTTCTGCCATCGCATTAGCAACATTCATCAATGGCTCACCAAAACCTTTTGTGGTAGATGGTGCTGCAAGAGCCGCTGCCAGCTTAAAGTACATCTCTGACTTGTCTTCGGGTTGCTGATTGGTAAGATTTTTTTCAAGCGCATCACGAAGTAATGCACGTTGCGCCTCAGCAGTTTTGCGTGCTTCACTATATTGAGCGAACAATTGTTTTTGCATATCAGGATTAAGTGAATAATTTGATGCCAAATCTTGAATCGTCGGCTGTTTATCCTCCATATCGATGTCGTTGACACCATAGTTTTCTGCTAAATCTTCAATATTTGCCATTAAATTTCTCCACCGTATTTTTTATATAATCTGTCAATTTCTTTGCTAACTGCGCCACCTTTTGCTAAATCACTCATCATTGGCTCTCCGCCTGAATCTCCCCATGAGCTAAAATCAAACATACCGCCTAAGTTATCATACCATGATGATCCACCACCAACATCTGAACCAAAATCAAACATACTACCTAAACTTCCCCATAAAGAAGAATCACTTGGTAAATCGTAGGTGCCATCAGGATATTGTCCGGATTGCAGTGGGTATCCATTAGAATCGTATCCTGGAATATGGTATTGACCAAAAGTATTGTTTTTAACAAGCGCACCAGATGTATCGTAGTGAACATTAGCTGGAAGTGGATTATTGGTATCAAATGTAGATGATACGCTGCCATATAAATCATCTAACCCTTGTGAAATTTTATCAAAGAAACTTGTATCGCTTCCAGATCCACCAGTTGACCCAAAATTATTATTTCCACTGGCTAATGGATAATAAATTGATCCCGTAAAGTCTTCAGGCAATTGTTCTTGATCATTAGTAAAGAAAGCACCAATTGATCCAACTGTGCCTTCAATACTGCCAATTAGATCATTATAGGTATCGGCAACATGTGATCCTATTGTATCAAAGAAATTGGTTGGTAGACTGTCCCGATTAAGTGTAATTGTTTCACCTATTGCATTGCCTTGAGAGTCAATTGGTGTAGCTGTAATAGGACCAGTATCATTTAAATTAACGGCAATTGAATGTGCATTGATGCCTAAATCTTGATTCCAAATATTGCTAACCTTTATTGAATCGTATGGACCAAGTCCACCAGTAAAAGATGATGCGCCAAGAACGCCAAGTGTTTGTAATAATTTTGCGGTTATTGGATTTGCTGCTGCCCAGTGATTGTAATCATTATATTCGTTTGCTAATGCATCATCGTAATTTGTACCATTTAGTAAAGATTTAATTTCAGCAACTAATGGAATACCAAGTTTTAATGGAACTACACCTTCTGCTAATGCATCAATTCCTGCATTAGTTGTTGGGAATAATTCTGAGCCAATCATTTTTCCATCTTGTAATGATCCGTTCATTTCAGCTTTATTAACTGCTTCATTAAATTGTTTTATAGAATTAGCATTATCTTTTGCAAAATTAACTGCTTTTGTTAATGCAGTATCCCCAAGATTATTATCTTTAGCGTATTTTTGAATTGCATCAGGATTATTTATGTTATTTGTAATAACATCAGCAAATTTTTCAGTAACCGCATCAGTTGTTGGAACTTTAATAACTGCAAATGGCTCTGTTCCACCGCCAATAGGATTTCCACTTGAATCTTTAAATGGACCTAATGTTAAGCCTTCTCCTCCTACTGTAAACAAATGACCAGAGTTAAGTACATTTGATGCATTATTGTTTGTTAATGCTTTCGTATCACCATTAGACCAATCTTTCAAAAAGTCTGGCACTAATGAGCTAATATCAATTGACGCATCTTTTGAATAAACATTGCGTGCAAAATCCAACGGATTCATTGGTGCCTGTCCTTGAATTACATTGCCCAAAGAATCTAAAACATAAGCTGGGCCTGGCATAATCATTTTGGCAAAATCACCAAGTGAACTCAGTAATGTTTGCTCTGTAAAATCCTTTAATTTTTCTTTTGGAATTGTAATAAACTCAATAGCAATTTCTTTAGCTTTTTCTGGTGTAATAGGATTTGGCTTATCTTTTGTTTGTTCAACAATTTTATTTGCTAGAGTTGCCGCCTCCGCAATTTGCTTTACTGCATCAACTGTTTGTGGCTGTGTTGTTGGTTGCGTAATTGGTGTTGTGCTTGTTAATCCACCAGAAGTATTTGGCACAACCGTGCTTGATGTTGTGTTTCCCGTAGATCCTGTAGAACCACTTGAACCCGTAGAACCAGTTGCAATTCCACCAGTTAACCCAGATGCTGCATTAGCCGCATCAGATTTCATTTTAGCCGTAAGAATAGTATTGTTAATTTTTATACGCAGTGCATCGGCTAATTCTGGAATATGATAAAACTCACGTTGTGTATCAACAGGATTTTTTGCCATATAATCGTTAAATTCTGCATCTCTCTCAGGTGAATTCCATTTTATTGCACCTTTTATTGCATTTTCACTTACGTTGTAATGTTTAGCTAATTCACTAATAGTTGGAATCGTATCCGTAGGTAAATCTGTTGTTTTAATAGTATCCATCAAAGAATAAAGATGATTTAATGCTTTTTGCGATTTTTCATTAAATAAAAGATTTGGATCTCTTGCCGCCATATAATCTGTAGCATCTTCAGGACTCCATCCTTTTGTTGCCATTAACTGTGCTACTTTTACAACATTAATAGGAATGTTATATTTGGCAGCAATATTTTCAATCGTTGGATTTGCTAAAGCAGCCGCATCTAATACCTCTTGTTTTGCTATTGCTAATGAAGTTGATGTGCTTGCAGATGCATACGCTGAGGCTGAAGCACTAGCGGCTTTTGCAGCATTAGCAGAATTTGCTGATGCGGCTGATGCGGCTTTACTTACTGATGTAGATGCACTTAAAGAATTGGCTTTTTCGGTGCTTAATGATTTAAGTTCACTTAATGATGTGGATTTGCTTAATGAATTTACCGTGCTTACAGATTTCGCTGCGCTTATAGATGCTACGGTACTTGCTGATTTTACTTCCCAAGTAGAATGTGAATGTGACGTTGCTAGAACTTTTTCTGCACTTAAAGAATTAGCTTTTTCTACGCTTGCAGATTTTGCATTAAAATCTAATACAGATTTGCTTAATGAATTTACGGTACTAATAGACTTTGATGCGCTTATAGAATTAGCGATACTATTTGATTTAACCTCACTTAATGATTTAAATCGCTCTGCACTTAAAGATTTTACTTCGTTTACGGAATTTGCTTTGCTTTGAGAATTAACCTCGCTCACAGATTTTGATGCGCTTAATGATGCTAACGTACTTGCAGACTTTATTGCATCTGTTGATTGCAATACGCTTAATGAATGTGATTTTTCTGCACTTAAAGAATTGGATTTTTCGGTACTTAAAGATTTAATATTGCTAACAGATGCCGATTTGCTTAGAGCTGTAACCTCACTTAATGATTTTGATGCACTAATAGAATTTATTGTGCTTGTAGATTTTGCTGTAATTGTACTTAAAGAAGTAGCAATACTTAATGATTTAGATGCGCTTATAGAATTAGCGGTACTATTTGATTTAACTTCTTTTAAAGAATTAGCCGCGCTTACTGATGCAGAAATACTAAATGATTTTGCGGCACTCAATGAAGTATTAGCACTTAAAGATGCCGATGTACTAAAGGATTTAGCCATTGATGCGCTTGATGCATGAGCATCATTCAAGGATTTTGTTGCGCTTACAGAGTTAGCCACACTTAATGAGTTTGCCGAACTTAACGAGTTTCTAGCACTTAAAGATGAAGATGCACTTGCCGATCTTTCTATGGCCGCACTGGACGAAGTAGCAACACTTAATGATTTAGACTCACTTAAAGAATTAGCAGTGCTTAATGATTTAGATTCTTTTAATGAATTAATAGTGCTTGTTGAAGCCGATAAACTTATTGATTTTACTGCTGATGTGCTTTGCAAATTTGCTGTGCTTAATGATTTTGATGCGTTTGCCGATGCTGACGCACTTGATGCTTTCTCTGCCTTTAAAGACGAAGCGTTGCTAATAGATTGCGCAACACTTAATGATGCAGCAGTGCTTAATGATTGTTTAGCACTTTGTGCATTAGATGCACTCGTGGCAAGAGCAACTTTTAATGATCCAGCGGCAGATAACGAATGCTCTTTAGCTATAGATTGAACGGTTGATATGCTTAATACATGCTCAGTGCTTATAGATTTTACGGTGCTTGTCGATGCAGATTTAACGTCCGCCAAAGATTTGTCTGCTTCTATATTTTTTTGCAATGATTCTGATTTTGCAACACTTGCCGAGGATACTTTATAAGCACTTAATGATTTTGCTACGGTTAACGATTCTTCTTTTGCAGACGAAACAGACGTTGCAGAATTTGCACGAGAAGTGCTTGCATCTTTATTTGCTTGCGATAAAGAATTATAAGCCGATTCTAATTTTGTTTGTTGCTCTGACGTGTATGGTCCAATTTGTGAATAACTAGATTGATTAGGATTTATAGCAACCGTTAATTCTCCTAATGAATTATTTGTTGACCCAGTAGAACCAGTAGAACCTGTTGAACCAGTAGACCCAATAGACCCAGTAGAACCTGTTGAACCAGTAGACCCAATAGACTCAGTAGAACCTGTTGAACCTGTTGACCCAATAGAACCAGTAGACCCAGTTGAACCTGTTGACCCAATAGAACCAGTAGACCCAATAGAACCAGTAGACCCAATAGAACCAGTAGACCCAATAGAACCAGTAGAACCAGATCCGCTTCCGCTATCAGATGTATTTCCTGATAAAGATGAATATGTAGATTCTAATGCTGACCCACTACCTGTACCACTACCTGAACCTAAACCTATACCAGATTCACTTCCAGATCCTGAGCCTGTGCCACTACCACTGCCTAAATCACTACCTGAACCAGAACCAGAACCACTACCTAAATCACTTCCAGAACCACTACCTGAACCGATGCCTGTGCCACTACCAATTCCACTACCAGAGCCTAATCCACTTCCAGAATCAATACCAGATCCACTTCCACTACCTAAATCACTACCAGATCCAATTCCGCTACCACTACCAGAACCTGTGCCACTACCAATTCCACTACCAGAGCCTAATCCACTTCCAGAATCAATACCAGATCCACTTCCACTACCTAAATCACTACCAGATCCAATTCCGCTACCACTACCAGAACCTGTACCACTACCACTACCAGAACCAGAACCTGTACCAGAACCTGTGCCAGAACCTGTGCCAGATGCACTGCTATTTAAAGACAAATCAAGAGATTCAGAAGTTAATGAGCCTAAACTTACAGATGTAGATGTAGATGTAGATGTAGATGCAGATGACGCAGACGATGCTGAATAATTTTGATAATTAGGATTGCCTAAAACATCACCCCACCACGAACCAGTTGCATTAACTAAGTCATAACGATTCTGATTGTACTTATCCATTAACGCTACTAATTCTGGTTGCGTTGTTGTTGGATTATTTTTTAATGTTTCATTTATATTTTTAACATAATTCTCATAAGTTGGTGTGCCAACCTGCGGCACAACTCCACCACCAACTTGTGTGTTAAATGTACCGGAATGAGTAGCAGGCGATTGAAATTGTGGCGCAGAATACATGTTTGTATTTTGCAAACGATTATTGTATTCCTTTAAGTATTCTTGATACTTGGTTTGATCCGCGTCATACGCATCTTGTTGCAATGGATCAATCGTTTTTCCAGTTGGCATAGGCGTGCCGCCATATGTATTGGTCGGATTGCTTAAGCCATATTGTTTCAATAACTCATCTAATTCATAACCGTACATTTTGTATCCTTATTAACCAGTTAAACCTTTTACGAGTGCCGCGCCACTTGCTAATTGTTGCAATACTGATGGAGCAAAAGTTTGACCTGAAGCATTGGTTTGTGACGTTGTAATGGTTGGAATAGTATTAGCAGGAAGACCACGAATTTGTGCATTCATCCAATCAAGTTGATTTTTAGGATAATCTTGCATAGTTTGCCATTGTTGTTGCGCTGCGGTCAGTTCAGCTTGTTTTTGTGCTTGCTGTGCTTGACCAGCCGCTTCAAGCGTTGCTGTATCAAGATTTTGCATTTTTTGTTGATTACCAAGTATTGTAGTGTAATCATTTAATGCGCCCATTTGACGGGTTGCATCTTGAGCTTGTGCGCCTTGAACATCTTTAGCGGCTGTCAATCCAAGTTGTTGTTGCTGACCTGCTTGTTGTGCTTGTTGATTTGCAATGGTCGCTAAGTTTTGTTGCTCTTGAGCTGTCAATTGACCTTGTGTCTGACCAATATTAGCTAAGTTTTGTTGCATTGCTGATGTCAACTGACCTTGTGTTTGACCAATATTAGCAAGATTTTGTTGTTGAGCCGATGTTAATTGACCAGCAGTTTGACCAATATTTTGATATGCTTGTGCTTGTTGAGATGCTAAGTTTCCAGCAGTTTGACCGAGCGTTGCTTGGCGACCCAAATCTGTTTGAGCATTTGCCATCGCTTGTGTGTAACCTTGATTAGCTAATTTTCCTTGTTCTTGGAGTAATGTTTGCTGAGTATCACGAAGCGCACGCGCTCCAAATTCACCCATGCGATTTCCACCAAATTGACCGGCTTTAATAAACTGATCCGATACCTGTGGCAATAAATTTTCACTTAAATTGCGACCAGCTTGTTGCGCCAGTGTATCCATTACATTTTGCTGATATGGATTCATGTAATTGTTTATGCCGGTATAGGATTGCTGACCAGCCGCTGTTAAATAAGGATTTGCATTAGCAGTAATATTTCCAGCACTAGTATTGCTGTTGGTTAAATATTGATTTGCCACTGTTGATGGCGATAATGCTTGTGCAGATACTAACGACGTAGCAGCAGTTAATGGATTTAAATTTGCGGCACTTGTTAAATTAACATTAGCTGCACCTGATGGCGATAATTTTGCGGCATTAGTCCAATTACCACTAGCATCTTTAATCCATTGCGCAGGCGTATTAGGTGATAAATAATTGGTTTGACCCGTGCTAAGTCCTGTAGCCGTATTAGAATTCTGATACGCCTTCATCGCTGTAGCGGCATTAGTAAGACCCGCATTCATTCCTGTTGGGGAATTAAACCCAGTAGAATTTTGCTGAACCTGAGAATAGGCTTGCGTTTGATTAGGATTTAATGACGCAACTGTTGGCAGAGCATATGGCACATAAGGTCTATCTGCCGTAGCAATTGCGTTTTGAATCTGATCGTAAATAGCGGCTTGCATCCATGCTGGTGTACCAGTTGTTGTAGTATCAGCTTTAAAAGATGTTTGTGGCGTTTGTGATGTCAGTGAATAGGTTCCCATTATCTTGCTCCTCTCATATAATCTAATGGCGATTTAGCGGCTGTACTAAATTGACCTTTTGCTAATTTTTTGCCTTTTTGTTTGCGAAGTTCAGCACGCATTTTATCAAGTTTTGCAGCACCGGCTTTAGTTGATCCATCACCAAGTAAAGCCACTGTTTCTGCATCAATAACATATTCGCCATCAGAAAGTCTTGCGTCTATTGTATCATCTCTGCCCGATCCTGACCCTTGTGCTAAGTAAGCAATTCGAGATAAACCGCCTTGTGCTTTTAATACTGGCTCAGGTGCATTTGGATTGGCTGAAGGTTTTACAATACGATATTTGTTCAAACCTTGCCCATAATTAAGCGCAGCAAATGTACCTATGTCTTGACCTACTTTTGCAGCGTCAATTGCCATTGCATCATAATCTAGCGTTGTTGATGGTTGATTATAATATTGTTGTTGCTCAGTCGTTAGTTTTGGTGATGATACAATTGCTTGTTGTACCTTATCAGATCCGCCCAGCATGGATGCAGCCGCAACACCACCAAGTCCAAGCAAACCAATTGTCCCCCAGTCCATAGATTTATCGCCAGCAGGTGGTACTGAGCCTGTTGCAGGTGGTGTTTGACCTAACGTGTCTTTTGCTAATTGACCACTATTTTCATCAGCAGTTTGTTGCACTGCTTGATCAGCAGGAGAATTTTTATCCCAAACTCCTTTCGCAAGACCTGCTAATGCACCTGATGTCAGTGCTTGACCTGGTTCATATCCAGCCGTCAACATATTACCGCCAACCCGTGCGGCTGTATTTATGCCACTACCTAAGTTTGGACTTCCTGTTGCAAATTTATTGGCTAATTGCGGGCCAGCACCAGAAAGCGCACCACCAATACCACCCTGCAATGCACCTTTCATAATGTCTTCATTAGTCAATGCATTCATACCACCGCCAATTAATGCACCACCCGCAGCGGATGCAGCAATTGGGTTTTTAATGCCTATAGCACCACCAATCTCAGATCCTAAGCCAGCGTTTAATCCACCGAGTACACCAGATTGCAATCCACCTTTTAGTATGTTGTCACCCGTTAAGGCTGCCGCACCCGCACCTACTGCACCAGCAGCTAATGCAGTACCAGCAATTTGACCTGCTTTACCTAGTCCAAAACCAGCCGCGCTACCAAGATAATTACCTACTGCTGGCGCAAATACACCAATTGCCGCAGGCAAAATGGTTTTAATCACGTTTTTCCAATTCCACCCAAACTCACGAAGACCTGTGCGTGGATTGATAGAACCTGATGCACCCATGTTTTTAAGCATAGCCGCTT